GGATGGGAGGGTTGGCAAAACTTCCATCTGGATTCTTACTGCGATAGTAGAAGATACCCGTCTGCTCGTAGATATCTTGGATGTCCAATGGCTGAAGTTCTCCACCCTTTCCAAGTTGTACATTCTCCAATCCTTCAATGTCAACAATCAATCCATCAGGTTTTGCCTTAGCGATAGACTGCTGAATTTTTAGGTGAGAGATTTGCAATTGGTCCGCAAAGCCCACAATGCCAGATACCATACTCTTGGGAATCATCCTGCTAATATTGGTAGCAATAGCACTATAGGACATTTGGGTCCGCGTCAAATCGTGAACATTCTTTGGGATGTTCTTCTTGAGTCCGTAGTCAAAGAGGTAGTCTGTCCCAAGGATGTACTTACCACCATAAAGGGTGGTGTTTTGCATATAGACGGGCTTTCTATCGTAAATGCTTTGCTTTGGGATATTGTATTCATATCCCTTGTAGTAGAAGCCTATATTTCCAAACTTGGAGGTCTTCTCTTCAAAAATGATGTCATCTACGGAAACGAATTCAAAGTCCAAGACTTCAATAGTGAACTCATCGTACCCATAGTTGTATCTATCCAAGATGCCATCGTACCGGGTGGTTCCAAACTTATTGGGGTTGTTACCAAAACGATTCATCACCGTTCTAGCCATTTTCTCGTATTCTTCCTCAGTGAACTGATCCCCAGCAATACGCTTGAGTTCGGAGATGGATACGCGATGAATATGCCCAGCGTATACAATGTCCGTAAAGTTGGGGTCATCCGTAATGCTATGGATAAAATATGCGGGGTCTACATATGTTTCTTTGATTCCGTAGTTGGGGTCGTTCTCCCTCTTTACTACGCCCATCCCGCAAGTAACCAGGTCTTCTACACATCTACGGAAGATGCGCTCGTCAAACTCATTCCACGCTAAGGTTAGTCTTGTAGCTAGTTGGGCGGCAATCTCAGCGTCCGTCTTGAGCGTTCCTTGTAATAAGATTTCTGCTTCTTCTGATGATTGTGGTAGTCTGTCTGCGTCAACGCCAACATCCAAGCCAATTTCTTTTGCTTCTTGAATAGCCGCTCTATTCTCTACTTGAAAGCGAATCTTTGCTTTCTTTTTATCCTTTTCCGTTTTAGATACCGGGTCAATAGCCTCAATGTTTGGAGACATATTGGCGGACAAAATCTTGTTTACGACAATTTTGACAAACTTAGGTATAATAGGAACAGGAGTCCAATCAAGAGAAAGTAACGAACCATCTCCATCATTAGGATTAAGAGAGGTGAGAATCTTTTTATAAATGGAGGTGTCTTGAGTACCATTGGCGTAATCCCTAGAGATATTGAATTCACGCATCCTACGAGCGTAGAGCGAATTTTCGCTATCAATGCCTCCCCACTGAGAATAGATTGCTTTAGCATATTGGAGTCCATAATTCCTTTTAATCTTCTCTCCGTGCTTTGCCAGCGGATTGGGAAATGTAGACTCGTACTTTGTCGTTTCGCCTCCGTACATAATGTAAATATTTTATGTACAAAGATAGAAAATCAACACTAGCGAGTTATAGGCTTAAATCTTCTGAAAAAGACTTTGTTAGAGAAGTCCGTTTGAGGTTTTTCTTGAACCACCTTTTGGGCCGCCAACAAGGCGAGTCCTGAAGAAATGGTCAAGTCAAATTTTGTTCTGTCGTCTATTTTATAGTTAATCCAATCTTCTAATGTCCTATTGAAATACATATTTCCATAGTTCCCGGTTTCAAGGTGGAGACCTACGTGGTCGTGTATATACGCCTCAATAGCCTGAGCGTGTGCCTGAATAACATCTTGAGAGTTAGAGGGAATACCTTTGGTTTTGTTACCCGCCACCTTGCCAAGATGCTCAGGGCGCTCTAGCAAGTAACCATCGTATCCCCTTGTCTCAAAATATCTAGCAATTCCGTATTTGTTATTTTCTATAAGAATGGGATACCCATAGAACTTAGCGGCCATCAAAACATCCTCGTAGAATATCTTCGCCAATGGGGGGCGAGAGGCATATTCTGCGACAAACATATTGCTAGGATATTGCATATTGAACTTATTGTAAAAATGACAAGCTCCTTTGGAAGAGCGATAGTCTACGGTAGCATCAATATCATAGGAGTCAACTCCCGCACATCCAATCAAGTCATTTGGCGCGACAATCTTCCCATTTTGTTCTTTTGTCTTGTTGCGCATATCAGACGGAGGCATCCAAGACACTCTCCATCGCCCATTGGGATCGGGAGCAAAAACAACTTCGCTATCTACAACGCCATTGCGCCAAACAAAATTCCCAATAACAACGGGGTTTGGATACATCTCATCGTTGTATTGAATTTGCTCGTATACCCTTTGGATATTAAACAAACTGCTTTTGGTAGAATCCCTGAATGCTTCCTCTTCCGTAAAGGGGAACTGGCGGATAATCTCATTGAGTTCATAGCTGTTATTCTTCTGACCCTTTCTTTCGTTTTTTAAGAAAGTCTTGGCTCCAATGTCCAACATTGATCCGTCTTCAGAAAGGACAGCCTTTTCTGGGTCTTCAGATATAGCATTGCCATACCTATCAAAAAAGCCCTCTAAAGCATCATATGCCGGGATGAATATCTTATAAAGACCCGTCTTAGTTCTGCCGTTTTCGTTTCTATCTAATGGGTCTGAGTCGTAATACATATCACGATATTCACGACCCCCTTTATCTAATGGGTTAACGGTGGACCCTACCAAAGCCTTTCCGATAATCTTGCGACCTACCAATAGACAAGTTCTATGGATGCGCCAAAATTCACGGATATCCAATCCCTTCTCAAACTTACCCGCCTCATCAAAGTATAGGATATGCATCTTCTCCCCATCGTAAGCATTGCTAACAGTGTTCTTCCAATTAACAATGGTGTCTAACGCCTCACCTTTTTGGACCACCTTGTTCTTCTTGGTGATTCTTCTAGATGGTTCGCGGAAGGCTAGTTCCACGCGGGGGTTGGTGGTACCGTCAACAATGGGTTTAAAGAAGAATGGGTAAGAGCGAAAGATGGGGACCACCTTCTTCATAAAGACGTTGTCCTGAGCATCGCCTCCAGTCTTAGATATGATGCCCAATAGTTTTTCCTTAACCTGCGTGGCCTCATCTACTAAGATGGCAGCGCTCATATTGGTATATCCAGAACGTCTACACTTGGTGTAGATTTGTCCCATACTCCTCGGATCAGCCTCGCACGCGGCAAAGTGAATAAACAAATCTTTTTGAAAGGAGAGAAAGCTTGGATAGCCTACATCTATCTTGCTCCATTGCAGAAACATATAGTGATGGCCCGTTATATATGTGGGTGTGCCATTATTCATAAACCACACTCCGTCTCTGCGTCTTTTGAACTCTTGTTCAATATAGGGCGCAAATTTATTTTTGAATTCACGAGGAGCCTCATACCACTCGTCCATTGTTTTAATGGAAGATATTTCTCTTGGTGGGTCAACCCTTCTCCAATATTGGTCTTTCTTGGGTTTGTCAGAGAATAAGATGTCCTTCTTTGGGGGGACCTTTGGAAGCTGTATATGTAAATAAGACAATTCAATCACCTCTCCCTCCGTCCCATTAGGGCAGATATTGATGACGATATCGTCTTTTATATTTATGAGTCCGGCCATTACTTGCTATACCTCTCCGCAAAGCCACTCTTATAATCACGCTCTTCCTCTATCTCCCCATTGCTACGCATATCGGAGATGAGCTGCTGTAGTTTCTGACGCTCCACAATCATCTCCTTACACGCCAAGGCTGTCTCTTTAATGGCTTGGAGTTCTGCCTTTCTCCCGGATCCGGTAAGATCAGGGTCTACTGGCTTTTTTACCTCTGCCGTCATATTGCGTATAGCCACCTCCATTGCTTCCACCAATTCGGCGGCCGCTTGGACGGTACTATACTTTACCTCTCTACCGCTATTAGGTAGTCGTGAAGCATCCTCCATACCTTGTCTCCTTCAATTTCCATTTCATAGTCAGCATCTTTAGAGAAATATACCACGTCTCCTTTTTTGAGTCCGTATTCCTCTAAGATTCTGCTATCGTATTTAATTATTCCTTTTCTATTCTTCACCTCTTCGGTGGTGATTATCTCAATGATATCACTTTTTAGTCCCTCTTCATAGATAGGGTCAAGGATAACCCAATCCTCAACGGTGCGAATCTGTCCTTCTTTGTCCTTATAGGCAAAGGCTTGACAGCCGTT